GCTGGGAGAGCTGAAGTTGTGAACTTCGGCTAAAAGGTACGCATGACTACCTAACCATACTCGCGAACGACGACGAATTTACGTTGCCGCAAATCGCCCGAGTATTTCTCGGCTAGGTACCTACGGACTAACCAGGGATCTCGACCGGACTTGCGTGGAGTGTTCAATTCCATGCGTTGTTCGGCAGACGTCGATGCTTCATCGACAGGCCTGAAATATTCAAGGCGTCCCACTGACCCTCCGTGACACAAGGACTCACGGAAGTGCATCACCTCAATTGCTCTGCTGGACTCTACGAGCTTAGGCTCATAGACCCAACCCTTCACAGTCACGAGCCCTGTATGGGCTACGCGAGTGGGTGGTCCGACTTTCGGCTGCCTAATAAACTGGGCTTTATACCGAACAGACGAACTCTCCCATGGCGCACAGCGCCACGTTAGAATTGGTAAGTCCTTGCGATCGCTAAGCGGCACGTACACACGCAGGTGTGCAAAGCGCTTTTTAGCTAGCGAACGCAACATTAAAGCAGAGTGCCAGTAGCCAGCGTCCATCAAGCCGTTCGAGTGCTTGACAAGCTTAGCTAAGTCAGCCCGCTCGTTCACATCGGCCAACCTCATCCTGATGGGAGTGACTTCAAACCCATCGTAAGCATCCATCCCGCAGGATTCGCGGAATCGGCCCTCTGTACAACACTTTAACATGTTGAACTGAAGGCCTACTTTCGTGAATGCATCATCGACAACACGGAATTGTCCGTGCAGCACGACAAGGTCGTCTCCGTAAACGTATGTATTACGGCATGCTAAGAAAAGTGGCATACCGGCCAGGTGTTGCGCTGCACAAGCTAAAGCGTAATAAACGACCGCCTGCACAGGGAAACAAACCGCACTTCCCATAGGTGCGAACTTCCGGTAAAGGAGTGTCCGCCCATCTGGTAACACGGTTCCGGGTGTACGACTCGCACGCAAATACCGCCATAGCGGCAGTCGCCCGAACAGGGCTTCGACTAATGCGTACGAATTCCGATCCGAGGCCTTGGACATGTCCAAGGTATCATACCGAAACCATTCCCAGGCAAGGCGCCTGTTGATGGTTTGGTCAGTGAAATTAACATGACCTCGAGCGATACTGCGTTTTTCAATGTGGTTATACATCAAGCTTTTGAGTGCTTGCTGACACCACATGTACTCCGCAGGCTCAAGGCCAATCGTCCTCGGTCCGGAAGAATCCTTCTCCACAAACGCCACTCGTGACATCCCAAAGCGTGCTTTGGGGCGTCCGTAGACGCGTGATGGATCTTCGGCAACGTCGCGCAAAGAAAAGAACCACGGGATTGGACGGAAGACAGCCTCAAGTTCTGTATATGAGGTCGCCAGCCGACGTTTTCCTATAATCCCTTCGCTGCCTGCAACAGCCCCTGGGCCGTGCTTAGGAAATACTGAAGAAACATCTCCGCAGTTGGCGAAGATGCGTTCAACAATGGCCCTAGCCACGTCCAGTAGGCCCACTGCGTCAGGCATATCGCCAACGCAATTAGGCAAAGCGCTATCGACTCGAATAAAATCGTTAGCAGCTTCCTGTAAGGATTCATCGCTGTAGCCTTTCTTTAGTTTCTTGTGCCAATTGACCACTTGTCGTAACAGTGTGATCGCGATGACACAAGGCTTGTCCAAAACCCAGCCGTCATCCAAGAACACGCGTCGAAGCAAAGCCTGCAGAAACGCAGGTAGCGCGGTCCTCCCCGTCTTCTTAAAAAGGGAGGTACTAAGCGGAACGTGTCCTTGGAGAGCAAGGTCAATTGACTTGCCAAATGCGGGGAGAGTCTTAGTTAAGAACGACTCTCCCTCGGCGGCCAAGCGTCGCTCGAGCGTCGAAACATCTCGAGCAAACAGTTGCTGAGGACATCCCAACAACCGCGGGACGTCACGGATTAAGAACTCCGTGACCATTGGAGTGTACCAAGGCTTTTCAGGGGACCGACTCACGTCGGGGATTCCTCCTTAGAGACTTGGCAAAGCAGACTAGCCCACACTGCCTTTCATGTACGCCTTCACATTTGCTTCGGTGAGGCCGCTAAGTAGCTCAGCGGTCAAATCTTCGGCACGTGCGTCGGTGTAGATCTTCGGATCAACATCGAAGATCACCCTGGCGGAAATATAGCGCGTGGTAACGCCATCTCCATCAAGGTAGCCGCGTGTAAGCTTCCAGAGTGTCGAACGAACCGGCACCCCACCGACTTTCGCATCACGCGAGCCGATGGCAAGTGTCTCAGGTTCGTCGAGAGCGGCGGACAAATTCTTTCGTAGAACTTGTCCATTCTCAGTACCCACGTACGCGAGTACGTGATTCTGAGGTGTCGCTTGTGAATCAACCAGGGTAATGTCTGCTAAAGCCATTGTCAAACTCCTTTGAGGATTCGTTAAGGCATCAGAGCTCAGGACTGGAACAGTCCCAAGAGTAATGAAGCGCCGAGACGGATTTTGTCCGCATCGAGGGGATCGGTAGCAGCCGAAAAGTTCGGCAGCCCGACCTTCCGTATATATTGAGAGAATTGCACTGTAGTTCCGGGGAGAATTACACCCCCGTAGGTGTCGGATCCCTTGACATTCCATGTGAACTGTCCTTCGAGTTTCCGGCTGAAACAGCCCTGGTGTAATTTCACCCAGGGTTGCAACCAGTCATTCTCGTACTGTTCCAGGAAGCCTCCAACGTTGACGAACCACTGGGCCACGAAAGACCATGGCACAACGGCCCATACTGACGAAGGTGTCAACTTTACGCCAAGGGAATCTGCCAATGCTCGCCAACGCATCTCTTCTTCAGAGTATTGTGGAATTAAATACGTGAAGTCAAACGCCGAAGCGTATTGATATTTCACATCCCACATGCGCATACTTCGCCAAAAACTGTTTTCGACGAAAACCTGATAAGTTGTCTCATTCAGGTAGCGAGGTGTGTCTCTGAAGCGCTTCCTAAGCTCCTTCCCCTGATCACGAGTGAATCGGGTCAGACGCTTTTCGAAAGACTCCAGACCCCTCCAACATTTCACAATGTCGGAGATGAACGGCTTCCACCCGAAATTATAATTCAGGTGTTGGGAATTGATCCATCTGCCTGTATCGGCGAAGCTAGGGTCGATCTTCCGAACCCTATCCCACCAACTCATGACATGAGACCAATCACGTGCCTTTACTCCAGCAATCAACAGATGCTTGGAAGGGATAAAATCCCACATGCGCTTGAAATCGCGCAATTCGTAAAGGAACACCCCAAGGTTCGCACGCGTGGCCATCGTCGGCTTAATATGTTGCCAACGATCATAATGGCCATGCTCCACTTCGGGATACCCGCTAGGTGGACTAAGTGCGCCCGCATACGCCGCTGCACTGTGGTCAGCAGGATAATTTATCTCATGATGGCCCGAGAGAAGTTCGCTCGCGCTGACATAAGACGCATTATTTGACCCTGTGGCCACCCATTGACCGGTCGACAGATTTTGTGCCGACCACTTGTCATGAGACACCGCTCTAAAGGCGCGACGCCTCACTTTCTTTTGATACGCCACGAAAAGCGTTTTCGCTTCGTCCTGTATCCGTTCGTACGCATGAGACAACTTCCAATAAATCGTCCCATACGGCGTCAGGAGATAAGGATTGTTTTGGCGAGCGTAAATCGCAAGACTATGCTCAACCAACGGCGTATCAGTAATACGTTCTCTCATAACCAGAAGGCCCTCCTCGGCAGCTAGCAGAGACATCAACATGGACACCACGTCCATGTGGTGTC